CCCCTGTACATTTCGCCCAGTGCTTCGGATGGATATCCCATAAGGCCCCTGACGAAGTAAAAACCGCTCTACAGCGATGCCCCTCCATCCGGGAAGGGCGCGGCCCTTGCAAAAGACACCCCGCGCCAGAGTGATGAGGACACCCAAAGCTTGAGCATGTCGAAACCGCTATGCGGAGTGATATGCAATGGCTGAAACAGCCTTTCAAACACTATACCGCCGTGAGTTCATCGCTGGCATCGAGGAGCGCGAATCGTTCCTCCGCAAGTGCGTGACCACTGAAGGCAACGTGAACGGCAACCAGTTTGTCTTTCTCGTTGGTGACTCTGGTTCCGCCGAGGCGACGACCCGTGGCGCAAATGGTCTGATCCCGGCGCGAGCCGACAATCAGAACCAGTACACCGCGACGATGGCTGAATGGCATGATCTTGTTCGCAAGACCTCGTTCACCGTCGATCTGTCGCAAGGCAACCAGCGCCGGATGATGCAGATGACCTCGATGGGTGTGATCAATCGGAAGATCGATCAAGACCTTATCGACGTCCTCGACACCGCGACCAACACGACCGGGTCGACGGCAACCATGTCGGTCGCCTTGGTGATGAAGGCCTTGACCATCTTGGGCAACGCTTTTGTCAACATCGGCGATGAAGACAACATGTTCGGCGTCATCACGAACGCGGCGTGGGCATATCTCATGCAGACGTCGGAATTTGCTTCCGGCGACTACGTCGATGTGAAGGTCTTCAACGGCAGCGTCAAGCGCATGTGGCGCTGGGCTGGCGTGAACTGGGTTCGCCATAACCTCCTGACCGGAACGGGCACCAACGCCGAGAAGTGCTACATCTTCCACAAGGAAGCTGTCGGCTCAGCGATGGACAAGGACCGCGTCGTCTCGAAACCCGGCTACAATGAGGAGCAGGACTATCACTACGTCAGAACGTCCGGCTTCTTCGGTAGCGTCATGTTGCAACAAGGTGCTATCGTGCAAATCACGCACGACGGTTCCGCCTACGTCGCAACGTGATTGGCGGGATAGGAGAAAACTGATATGGCCTACAAGACCGCAAAGCTCGATCTCTCGGCTCAGTCGATTGCTGGGCGTCGGACATGGCTCTACTCGGATACGGGTGCCACCGTGGCAAACGCCGTCGCCGCTGGTGGGTTCTTTACCAATGCCCGCGAGAAGGGTGCCAAGACCGGCGATTCCCTGATCTTCACCGACGAAACCAACGCCATTCGGGTGACTGGTCTTCTGACGGTGCAGGATACCGGGCAGACAAACGGTGTTTTCATCCAAGACACCCACTGATTGCTGCGGCTGGACAAAGCCGTCGGAATGTTATGCCCCCGTGGGTTTGCGCTCACGGGGGTTTTTTATGTTGTCTAGACATCCACCCTGCCCTGTGGGATTATCCGCCATCACAAGGTTTTCATAGGAGACACCATGCCCCGCACGATTCCCGGTAAGGAAATTGCGCATGCAAACAAAGGTCTTGCTCGCCTTATCGCCCCCGGCGATCATGGTCGCATCACATGGGACGTCACCCTTCAGGTCCATCAGACGTTCGACGACCTTCTCTCCCCCGGCTTCTGGGACCATAAGTCCTCGGAACTGAAGGCCGGTCAGCGGGTATTTGCCGCGACTGTTGATCATCGTTTCTACGTCGAGGGCTACATCACTGCGGTCAAGCCCGAGGTGATTGTTCAGTGGGAAGATCCGGTCACGCTTTCGGTGGTGGAATTGCTCGCCGGTTATTCGTTTGGGTATGACCAACGGAGGGCGACTTTTACGGTCGTTCGCTCTATCGACGGTTTCGTTATGGGCTCCGGATTTTCGTCCCGGGAGATCGCCGCAGAGTGGCTCGAAAAACAGATTATGCCAGCCCCCTCAAAGGGAGAGGCGGGCAAGAAAGCCGCCTGATAGTCGATGGCGACCAAGCTTGGCATCTACAATGCGGCATGTCTCGAACTCGGTCAGAGGACATTATCGTCTCTGACCGAGGAGATTCCCGTTCGCTACAGCCTCGATGCGGTATGGGATGACGTCGTCAACGACTGTCTCGAGGGTGGTCAATGGAATTTTGCCATCCGCACTGTGAAGCTGGTCGCGGACACCGGGATCACGACGAACTTCGGATACGACAAAGTCTTTTCAAAGCCGACCGACTGGACCCGCACTGCTGGGCTTTCGACCGACGAGTACAATGAAAGCCCGCTCCGCGACGAGGAATACAAGGACGAGAACGGTCGCTTCTACACAGACACCACACCGCTCTATCTCCGCTATGTCTCCGACGACGGCAGCTATGGAACAGACCTGACAAAGTGGACCGCCAAATTTTCTCGGTTCGTTGTTCTGGAGTTAGCGTTCCGAATTTGCACTGCCGTCACGCAATCGGAGACGTTGCGCCGCGACCTGTTTGAACTGACGCGGAGGGCAAAGCACGATGCCTTGAACAAGGATGCTCTGAACGAAGGCACGCGCCACTGGCAGATGGGTCGCATTGTTGGGGCGCGCGGAGGGAGAGATCCGGGCGACAGGGGCTCGAACTCCCGACTGATTGGATGACCGCATGGCTCGCGGCAATGCGCCTCTCTTAGCCTTTAATCGGGGGGAGATCTCCCCCTTATCTCTGAGTCGGATCGACATCGACCGCGTTAATATGAGCGCGTCGATCATGGTCAACTGGATGCCGAAGACGGTAGGGGCTATGATATTTCGCCCCGGCTTGGAGTACATCAACTCCACCCTCAATGATACCGGCATTGTCCCCATAGAGTTTGTGGCTTCGACAGATGCGGCTTATCTGCTCGAAATGTCGCCAAACAAAATGCGGGTCTTGCCGAGCGACTCGACAAATTTTTTGTCGAGGTCACCGGTCACTACGACAATTTCAGATTTCAACTCTGACACCGGCAAATGGAAAAACACGAGCCTCTATGGCATCGGTGATATGTCGCTTGGAGATACCGGGTTAATCCTAAACGCAAACGCGACCGGAGAAACCGCTCGCGCTCGAGCAAAGTACGAATTGGGTGATACCGGACAGGTCAATAAGGTTCACGCCATCACCGTCAACGTGGATCGCGGGCCTATAAAGATTCGTGTAGGAAATGACACGGGAGACGATTCCTACGTCGGAGAGACGTCACTTGGGGCCGGTTATCATAATCTGGCGTTTACCCCGACCGACACGGGTGCAATTCACATCCAGTTTCTCAATCCGGACTATGCCAAACGAATAGTCAGTAGCATTGGGATTTCAGACACCGGCACTCTTGAGATTCCCACCCCGTGGGGGGCGGATAACATTGCGGATCTGCGATGGGCTCAGTCGGCGGATGTGATGTTCGTTGCCTGTCGCGACGTTAAGCAGTACCGCATCGAGCGGCGCAATGCTGGTTTGTCGTGGTCTGTTGTTGAGTACCGGTCCAACAACGGTCCATATACCGGAAAGACGTCTCAAGCCCGTTTGAGGGCGAACGGATATTATGGGAACACAACGCTGATCGCCGATCAACCATTCTTCAAGGAGGATCATGTCGGCGCAATTTTCGAGCTCTATACGACCCGGTACGACTGGGAATTTCGTCTGGTCGGAGACGAGGCTGCAACGCTCCCCATCACGGTCACTGGGATTGACGACAGCTATGCGACCACTGAGCGTGATTATTATCTAACGATATCTGGCTCCTTCGATGCGACCCTCAACATAGAGCATAGCACCGGGGACAAAGAGTTTGGCCCATATCAGGCGACTAATAGCGAGATTGGTAGTTGGATTATCGACATTACCGCCCCCGGATCGTTTGAAAAAATCGACAGCCGAGAAAACTCGACACTGAACAACGTGACTCTCTATTCGCGCGTCACCGTTCGACCGGGGTCATATGTCAGCGGTGTCATAGTGGTTCGGTTCGTCAACGGAAGCAAATTTGGCTACGATGGCGGCGGCGACTACAGCGAGTTCCGCGTCGTCGGATACAACAGTCCGACCTCTGTCAATGTTGAGGTTCTGGTCCCTCCAACCACAAAAGAATTTACCCCTGACTGGAGAGAAGGTTGGTGGTCAGGCGTTCAGAATTGGCCTACTGATGTCACGCTATTCGAAGGGCGGCTATGGTGGCATGGGTCGACAAACTCATGGGGTTCA